ATGCGTAAGATGACTTGGTTCGCTCTATTTGGCATGCTACTCTACCCATTCGGCATCTTCTGCACCTCACTGTTCGGCCTAGATTCTGCGGCTAAGATCATAGGTGACATAGCACCTACCTACTTTGTTGCTATTGCAGCATTAGTCTCCGCATTCTTCGGTGCGAATGCATATCAAAACGGTAAAAACTAATGTCTACGTTTCTATTTGGTGACGATTGGAGAGTACAACTTGCGAGAGGTAAACTCCGCAATGCCATCCACATTCACAAATTTGCCGGAAACACTGCTCCGGCAAATGGCGTAGAAGAAACTGTTTGGGACGGTTCTTCTTTATATCCGTGGGCTACTACATGGGATCTCGGTGCCGCAAATGTATATCTCAAATCAGATGATGCAGATGATGCGGGCATTACACTCTTTATTGAGGGTCTTGATGCAGACTTCAATATACAATCAGAGACAGTCACCCTTGACGCTACTGACCCAACAATAACCGCTGTAGCATCTCAAAACACTTATATTAGATTGTTTAGAATGTACAACACTTCTTCACAGCAAGAAGTAGGAGATATTTCAGCACATTACGGCTCTGCTGTAGGGATCAAAGTCGCTCAGATCAATGCGGGTGAGGGGCAGACACTTATGGGTGTCTATACTGTTCCAGCAGGATACCTAGGGCTAGTGATGCATTATGAATTCGCTGGTAGTGCTAACTCTCCTATCAAATCTAGATTGCTCATGCGAGAACCAAATGGTGTATTCAGAACAATGCACAAGGGCGCAACATATGGCGGTCAGTATGAATATATCTTTGGTATCCCAGTCACACTCGCGGAGAAGACTGATGTTGACCTAAGAGTTACTGCTGGTACTGGTGCGGCGGTTATCACTGGCACATTTAACCTTGTTTTGGTCAAGGAAAATGAGTTTTCTGAGTGGTCTAGCGGGTACTAAACACCTAAGTTATTGATTCTATTAGGTTATAAGCATATAACAAAAGGTTCTAAAAAACATCGAAAATAACGCAAAAAAAGGTTGCGTTAAGCTCCAATACCGCTTATAATGTACTCTGAAATTGAGAAAAAGGAATCGTTTTGGAAGAGCAAATAGAGTTATCCCTGTCTGAAAGTCAGCTAAGATTTGTGCGCCAGGCACTAATGTCGAAAATAGGCAACTTTGAGGTTGCTGCAGGACCGCCGAGTCTATCAAGGCTTGAATTGGTTGGGTTTGAAAAGACCTTGGAAGAGATCACCCGTCAGTATCTAGGAGAGTATGCATGATGGAAGTCAGTAATAGCAAGGGGTTTATCGTCGAATTTGTAGCTATACAAGAGATCCTGGACTTCTTCGGTGATGAAGAAGGCACTTCTATCGTTACAGGTATTCATTCCGAGTACACCCTGTCGTTATTTGGGAGAGGATTTATCGATTATATTGAGTATAACGGGTCAGATTCTTATAACAAAAGGTTCTAAAAACGGGTGAAAAAAAGGTTGCTTTAATCACCAAAATCGCTTATAATATACTATATTAAACAATTGAGAGTAAAACATTATGTCAAATCAAACATTCACAGTCGCAGGCTTGTCAGTAACTGAAAAAGGTGTCACTAAGGCACGTTTCGGCAACGATCTTATAGGTCGTATCAAAAAGCTAAAGAGCAACACAGGTGTCAACTTTGTTGCACTCCCATCACCCATGACGCGCATTGAAGCTGCTGCGTGGATGTTAGAACAAGGACTCCCCAAGACTCCTGAAGAGCGTGAGGCGGTTGCCCGTGTTGCGTATCGTGGTGTCACTAGTGCGCGTCCTCGTAAACCAGCAGTCACGGTTGTGTCTGCTATCCCTACTCAAACTGAAGAGGCTCCAGTAATCAATGAACCAAGCTAAGGGTGACTTCGCCGTCTTAAATCTAAAGTCTGATTTTGACGGCGTAAAATTCTCTGATATGGATAAAATCTACTATCGGCGTATAAATAACATCGCTCAAGACAAGCCAGTTCTTGTTGTCAAAAGCGATAAGAAAGTAAAAGAGGTCTGGTGGTAACACTGGGCCTTTTGCCCGCATAGTTGGTAGAGTACTTCAAATGTATAAATAGCTCTATAACAGGGGGTGTTTATGCAAGATTACAACTGCCAACATTGCGGCAAAATTAATAAATGGAAAGGCTACAGTTATACTAATACATATTGTGACAACAAATGTCAACAAGAATATCAGTATAAAAAACGCATTCGTGAGTGGGAAGAAAACGGCACCACTGCTAAGGGAACGATTAAACGGTATCTTAGTGAGCAAAAGGAAGGTTGCTGGGAGTGCGGAATTACTGAGTGGAACCAAAAGCCAATTGTGTTAGAGTTAGAGCATATAGATGGCAACAGCACTAACGACAAGAAAGAAAATTTGAGCCTTATATGTCCTAATTGCCACAGCCAGACAGATACATATAAGGCTAAGAATAAAGGAAACGGAAGGCATTATCGTAGACAACGATATGCTGAAGGAAAAAGTTTTTAAGCCGTCTTGGCCCAATGGTAAGGCAACGCACTTGTAATGCGTAGATTGGGGGTTCGACTCCCTCAGACGGCACCATTTTCTAGGAGTACATTATGAAAGTAGCAATTATAGGTTACGGCTTCGTCGGAAAAGCAACTGAATACCTGTTGCAACGAGGCGACAGTGAAATTTTTATTCATGACCCTTTACTAGGGTATTCGATTGAGCTGGACGATCCTGTATGGGATGAGATCGAGTTTGCATTCATATGTGTTCCTACTCCGACTAATCCGGAGACAGGCGCCTTAGACGCAAGTGTTGCCGTTCAGGAAGCCCTTATACTTCCTAACACTTGTGTGCCTGTCATCCGGTCTACTCTTGGCCCTGACCATGTCTATCGATTTCCTGAGAGAACAATTTTCATGCCTGAGTTTTTGCGTGAAAGCTCTTGGAAGTCCGATGTTGATGATCCTGCGCTTCCACTAATCTTTGGTGCTAAAGTAGCAGCCGTTGCGCCCTGGTTGCCGATTCCTTCAGGCGCTGCAAACTGCCGAATAGTCAATCTAATGAATGCATTGCATACAGGTAAACGCATCTTGTTTGTCAATAGTGAGCTTGCTTGCATGTATAAGGTCGCTAGAAATACTGCACTTGCTATGACTGTGGCTGTTGCAAATCAACTGAGCGAGGCATGCGAGGTAGCAGGGGTGAACTACAGCGACTTATCTGAGATGCTGACAGACGATCCTGTACTCGCAAACTCTCACTGGGACGTACCAGGTCCCGATGGCAAGGCAGGGTTTGGCGGCAAATGCTTACCGAAAGATCTAGGTCATGCGGCTACACTGACTGAGAAGACAATCTCTGAGACAGGTACTGGCGGCAATCTATTCGCTACGGCGTTATATATAAATGATACTCAATGGAGACCGTGAATGCCAACATACTCGTTTAGAAATAAAGACACTGGTGAAGAATGGGATGCTATAATGTCATGGCAATCATCAGTGGACTATCTTGAAGAAAATCCTCACATAGAAAGATTTCTATCAGGTGCACCATCTACCGTTCATGGCACCGGTGATAGAACTAAGACTGATAATGGCTTCAAGGAAGTCCTATCTAAAATCTCAGATGCGAATCCTAATAGCGCACTAGCAAGTACACATGGAAAGAAAGATCCAAAGTCTGTTAAGGTGCGTGACATTGTACAAAAGGTGAACAACAAGATCGGGGGTCCTACTGGATGAAAGGGCCTTGGTATGGTCACCCTGACATTACCTACATCACAACATATTATAACGAGCCAGAATTTCTAGAAGAACTATTAGAGAATTTTGATAAGGATCATTTCACCTCTCTGCTAATTGTTGATGATGGCTCAATGAAATACCCCGCCGAACCAATCGTTAGACTCTATGCTGACGATTTACCTGTATCCCTATATCGTGTAAAAGAAGACATCGGATTCAACTCTCATGGCTGTAGGAATCTAGCTGCACAGGAATCTAAAACTGTGTGGTGCTATTTTACTGATATCGATATGTACATGGATCAAGGCGTTGCATACGAATTATTCAAAGCAACCCAGACCTCGACACTGAAACAATACTTTACCTTCTGGAGAAACTTTAAGCAAGACTACATAGGTAGATGTGAAGAATCAATCAATGATTTTTGTATCAGACGTAAAGACTTCTTAGAATCATACGGATATGATGAGGAGTACGCAGGGATGCACTACGGCGACAAAATGTTTCTTGAAAAACTTAGCACCTATATGGTAAAGACTCTCATGCCAAATGTACTCATTGACAAACGTGGCAGAAGAAAGAGTGTAATGACCAACGATGTAGACAAGCCAACATATGACAATGAAAACATGATCATGTATCATCCTAGAATTTACAAAGACGAATTAGAAGTGCTAAATAGTATAATTGGTACGCGCAATGAGACTCGCAGCCAGTGGGAAACTAAATCGTTCATTGATTTTGAATGGGAAAAATTAATATGATAGAGAATGAAGAGAAAGAATTGATACGCTTGCGAGATATCCGTGAGTTTTTGATGAGGGAACACGCCGACTTGTACGGCTTATATGTGCAACGTGTAGGAATGTTAGCAGAGAAGAACGCTGAATTGACTGAATCATATGCAGAACTTGTACGGCAGAACAAATCTTGGGAATTACAGGATCAAGAGTACAATGATCGAATCAACAAGATGGCTGCCGAGCAACTGGAAATGGCAATCAAAATAAAACATTTAGAGAGAGAACTGAACCTGTACGAGAAAGGCAAGAAGAAGACTCCAAGAAAGAAAAAGGAAGTGGATGAATGATATGGGTATTCGGGGATAGCTGGGCTGCAGGATACGGTCTAAAAGAAAAGGAAAAAAGATTCTCGGATCATTTTGAGGGTGAAGTCATCAACAAAGGTATTTCTGCATCTTCAATGGGTCATGTAACAGCAGATGTATTAAAACAAAGCCCCGAATTTAAAGAAGGTGATTCACTTGTAGTAATCATTCCCCCCGATACTCGATGGTACAATATTCAACGCGATTATCAAACCTCAAGCATTTTTAACGACTGCCCTGAACAACTTTCGATTCTCGAAATACACAGCTATAGAGAATGGTACGTCTATCATCACTCACTGTTCATCTATACTCTGATCAATCTAGCTAAAGACAAAGGAATGAAACTTGTCTTGGCACATAACTATGGCAACCTAGAGATTGCACCTTTCTTTGACATACCTGATTCAGTATTCTTGGATCGCAAAAAAAGTTTGACACACCTTCTATTGGGCACTGAAGTTTGGGAAGACAATCTAAGGGTAGCTGACAAAAATGCAATGAACAATGTACAGCACGATTACTTCATACCAGGTGACAATCATCCTAATGAATTGGGGCATAAAATCATTGCAGATATGATAATTGCAAAACTGAGATCGTTATAAATAATAACATGAAATCGCTAAGTACATACATCACCGAAGATGCCCAAGGCAAAAATTTACACCTAGAGCACCTAGAAGATGATATCCTAAACTTTGGTATCGTTGGTGCAAGATCGGCTGTAAACTTTTTACGTTCACTGCGCGACATGCTTGCAGGATCTTCCCGATCCTCTGTCAACATGACAGTAAAATGGGATGGCGCACCCGCAATATTTGCTGGTACAGATCCTTCCGACGGCAAATTTTTTGTCGCTAAGAAATCTGTATTCAATAAGACTCCACTGCTATATAAAAGCAACAAGGAGATAGACTCTGATCCTAAGCTACCCGTTTCACTCAAGCCTAAGTTTAAAATAGCATTAGCTGAGTTTAGCAAGCTAGGGATCAAAAACGTATTGCAAGGCGACTTGATGTTTACTTCAAGCGACTTGGAATCTGACACGATAGATGGACAACGATACACGACTTTTCAACCTAATACAATTGTCTATGCAGTCCCAGTAGGGACGCCACTGGACGTAAAAATTAAACAAAGCAAGATAGGTATCGTATGGCACACATCGTATTCGGGAAACTCGCTGCAGGATATGACAGCATCCTTTGGTGCCAACATCAAAGGTCTTAGGAAGTCTTCATCTGTATGGATGGATGATGCGACTTATAAAGATGAGTCAGGTACTGCTACGTTTACTAAGGCGGAGACCACTGCGATTACTGCATTGATTTCTACCATAGGAACTAAACTGCGCGGTGTGAACGCAGCACAATTAAAGAACTTTAATTCACTGCAAGCCAGCATGCAGGGTAAAATGATAGGTGCAAGTTATAAGACGTATCAGAACTCTAAAGTGCGCGGACAACAGCAAGTTACAAATTCTAAATCACACGCAAGTGACTATCTGAAATGGGTAGCTACTAAGTATGATTCTGAGATCGGAAAGCTAAAGCAGCAATCATCTAAAGATGTGCTTACACAGAAAAAAGATGCAATGCTGAACGAATTGAAGCGGCTACAGCCGTTACTTGTTGCAGTGACTGAATTTCAAATAGCGGTTGTTGCAGCAAAGGAAATGATCACAAATAAATTGAATCAGGTAAAACAACTTGCAGGTACGTTTATCAGAACTGCAAATGGGTTCAAGGTAACTGCTCCTGAAGGGTATGTCGCTATCGATAGAATCTCAGGTTCAGCCGTCAAACTTGTTGATCGTATGGAATTTAGTTTTAACAACTTTACTGCAATTAAGGCATGGGATAGATGAAGCAGATAGTATTCGCATTCGGGCGACTGAACCCGCCCACGACAGGACACAGCAAACTTGTTGATAAGGTTGTGAGTGAGGCACAGAAACGCCGCGCTGACCATAGAGTCATAGTAAGTCACTCACAAGACAAGCACAAGAATCCTCTCACTGCACAACAGAAGATCGACTACTTAAAGTCAATACATACAAACGTAAAATTCGAGGCGTCCTCTAAGGCGCAACCTCATTTTATGGCACACTTGAAGAAGATGGATCAGGAAGGCTACACCCATGTTGTAATGATCGCTGGCTCTGACAGAGTGTTAGAGTTCCAGAGACTCATAGATAGGTACAACGGCAAAGACTTCAACTTCAAAGAGGTTAAAGTAGTTTCAGCAGGAGAAAGAGATCCTGATGCTGAGGGTGTGGCGGGAATCAGTGGGACTAAGATGCGTCAATACGCATCAGAAAACGATTATACAAATTTTAAGAAGGGCCTTAATCCCAGAGCGCGTGACGCAGCGGCAAAGAAAATGTTCAACGCTGTACGGCAGGGAATGCAATTAAAAGAAGGCGACTCTAGATATCAGTCATTCAGCAAATTTTTACAGGAGCACCTATGAACCGTGACGCAGTATTTGAACAACTAAAAATTGACGAAGGTGTAGAATATGTCATCTATAACGACCACCTCGGCTATCCAACCTTTGGAGTCGGTCATCTTATCACAGAAAGTGACGAGGAATTCGGAAGGCCAGTTGGAACTCCAATTGACGAAGAAAGAGTTAGGGCGTGTTTTCAACGAGACCTTGACACTGCCATCTCCGAGTGTGAACATCTATACGGAGAAGGGAGCTTTGGAGAGTATCCAGATGAGGTCCAACAGATCCTGGTTAACATGATGTTTAACATGGGTCGTCCAAGACTCAGCCAATTCAAGAAAATGAATGCCGCTATTGCTGAGGGCGACTGGGCTACTGCTGCTGTAGAAGGTAGAGATAGCAACTGGCACAAGCAAGTAACTAATCGTGCTGAACGTTTAATGAGCAGACTCGAAAACGTATAAATAGCTGTATGCAAAAATTTAAAGACACAGTACAGTTGGCAGAAGGTATAAATGATCCTGGCATCTTCAAGGCAGTCTTTCTAGCTGGCGGACCAGGTTCTGGTAAATCATTTATCGTAGGGCAGACGGCTCTGACTTCATTCGGGTTGAAATTAGTAAACTCTGATGATACGTTTGAGCATCTGTTGAAGAAAGCGGGACTAGAAGCAACCCCCAAGGATATATTCTCTGATAAGGGACAAGCAATCCGAGGAAAAGCAAAAGCGATTACTGGTAACAAGCAAGTAGGCTACATGAATGGACGATTAGGTCTAGTCATTGATGGTACTGGTAAAGACTTTGGCAAGATTCAAAAGCAAGCGACTGCGCTAAAGAAACTAGGGTATGAAGTTGCGATGATTTTTGTCAATACTGACCTAGACACTGCACAATCACGCAATAAGAAAAGAGAAAGAACTCTTCCTGAAAAGCAAGTTGAAAGTATGTGGAAAGATGTTCAAAAGAACATCGGTAAGTTTCAAAATATGTTTGACAATAATTTTCACGTTGTTGATAACTCAAACGCAGGAAATATCCAAGGTGCTACTCTTTCAGTATATCGAAAGATAGGTCAGTTTACTCGCACCCCTCCTAGTAAGCCAGCAGCGAAGAGATGGATTCAATCCCAAAAGAAGCAGCGCGGCTTGAAAGAAGGTGAAGAACATTCCTGGAAATCTGTAGGTCACTACACTAAAGACGGCAAAGAATGGACAGGACTGCAACACGCACACAAAGGTCAAGTAATGACTGGCGAAAAGCACACTGACTCAAGCGAAAAACTTTTTCACTTCAAAGAACTTCCTACTTCTATACAAAGACGTTTAACCGCAAAGATGAAACTCAAAGAAGATTTAAGAAAGTGGTTCGGAAAAGGTAAGAAAGGTGACTGGGTAAGAGTTGGCACCGACGGAGAAATTAAAGGTGATTGTGCAAGAGAGCCTGGAGAAGGTAAGCCTAAGTGCATGCCTAGATCAAAAGCACACAGCATGGACAAAGATGACCGAGCAACCTCTGCTAGACGAAAGCGCAGGAAAGATCCTGTTGCAGATCGTAAAGGCAAAGGTGGCAAGCCTATCATGGTCAAGACAGATGTTGAAGAAGCATGCTGGAAAGGGGACCGAATCGTTCCTAACTGTGTCAAAGAAGACGGCACAATCATGTACGAAAAAGTAAAAGACATGTCTATGGGTGACGTTATCAAGGACTTTAGACAGTCTGACGCACCGCAATTCAAAGGCAAGTCCAAACAGAAAAGAACACAAATGGCTATTGCAGCAAAATTGCAAAGCCAAAAAGAAGGATATACTCTACCAAAACTGAAGCCTGCAAAGTCACTTGAACAGAGACGGTTGAGTAAAAAGAGAGAAAAGAAAAAGGGCTTCGCTGCTAAGATTAATCCTGTAACGAAAGAAATCGGAACTAAGTCTGATATTTCAGAAGCACCTAGATGGATGCTTGATCCTCTCGCTAGGACAGTGTACAAGATGCAGTACAAGCAAGCAGCAAAGATGCTAAAGAAGATGATGGATGCTGAGAAGAAAAAGAAAGGCAATGTTCTCAGGCACAGCCCAGAATACTACGCACTGCAAGTAACCAAAGATATGCTTACAACTAAGGTTGATGCACGAACACTTGCTAAGATGGTTGCAGAAGAATATAAGTACGAATGGGGCACACCAGAAGCTACTGCATACTATAAAAAGATGACACCCGGTGAGAAGAAGAAGACCGAAGACATCAAGCCAATTAAGACTCCGATTTCAGTCAAAGAAGAACAAGATTTCATGTCCTATATGGATGAAATAGAAACGACTGGATTAAAGCAAGAAGACATCGATGATTTGTATGATGAAATAGACAACATGGATTATGACGATCTTGTTGATCTGGGCGTGTACGATGAAGAGGACGACTACACAGAAGTTGATGTGCATGATGACATTAATGTTACCGAAGAACTTTCTATTCAAGGCAGAATGAAGCGCAGATTTAACGCTAGAAGAAACAAGCAAAAACTATCTGTTGCTCGACGCCGACGCGGAGGCATGGCATCTGACCCAGCTCGTATCAAAAGAAAGGCATCTCGCGGTGCTAGAAACATGATGAAGAAGCGACTTGCAAGAGGTAGAGATACATCTACAATGCCTCCCGCTGAGAAGGCGAGACTTGAAAAAATGTTAGTAAGATTCGCACCAATTGTTACTAAATTGGCACAGCGAATGATTCCTACTGTTCGCAAAGCAGAAATTGGCCGTTTAAAAAGTAAAGGCAATAAAAAGTCTCAAAAAGCTAAGAAATTTAAGATAACGAAAGGCGGTACTGCGAGTAAGTACAAAGCTAAGAAGTTTAAGGTCAAGAAAAGATGATTTCATTTATCGAATACATAGTAGAAGAAGGCATTAAGTCTGGTCACAAGCGACCTACTGAAGATGGCGCTGGTCTGACACAGAAAGGCGTAGATGCTGAGAACCGAAGAACAGGGGGCAATCTACAGACTGCTGTTACTACACCCCCCAGCAAACTGAAGAAAGGCAGCAAGGCTGCTGGTAGGCGTAAATCATTTTGCGCTAGATCTAGAGGATGGACAGGTGAGCGGGGCAAGGCTGCCCGCAGACGTTGGAATTGTTAACAGACGGAAGAAAAAGTGATTGAAATAATTGATGATGTATTAGTTGACCACCAAGTAATTTTAGAAGAATATGAAGCACTAACAACAGACCTTTTCGGGAACGAAGAATGGCCTTCTCTGTTGACTGTTAATGGCAGTGGGATAAATCTCAGGGGTGCGGACATGTTTGATAACCTTGATTTGCGTACTGTAACAAATATCGATGAAGTATATGAACGTTACAGTTTTTGGCATGAGAAAGCTCCTGCGTATACCAAAGCAACTGTTGATGTACTCTCTGATGCTGTCAATCTTAGACTGACTAGAGTTAGATATCTGCGTTTAGGACCCGGTATGGGGCTTCCTCTTCACGCAGATCCTAATCCTAGATTCCATTATCCTATCAAAACAAGTCCAAAGGCGTTCTTTGCATGCGTAGATTCGACAGAAACTATTGAAAATATGCAGTATGAACATCTCCCCATAAATAAGCATTTCTATAAGTTAGACACTACACGCCCACATTTCGTCTATAATGCTGGATGGGAGCCAAGAATCCATTTAGTGATTTCTTAATTCTTATAAATATAATTAAACAAATACTTGGAGAAACACATGTCGGATATTCCTGCTATCAAGCGCGTATTGCTTGGAGAAAAGACAGACCGAATGAGAAAGCTAGACATGCTAGTGCGTCAAGGTATGATGTCACCTGCACAACTTCCAATGCTGCATCGCGGTTTAGATAAATTACAAGCAGGGCAAACACTCGCTCCGAATGAACGTGCCGCTGTTGCTAAAGTAATGGACTCGCTAATGTACATCGTAACAGGCGATGACACTGTATTCCAGAAAGCACGACAACACACTCAGCAGAATCGTTACCAAACAGAAGAAACTGAAAAGTGTGATTGCGAAGACTGCGAGTGCGATCCTTGTGAATGCAAAGAAGTGCAAGAAGAATTCGAACCACACTACATGTATAAAGGCGACAAGAAAGAGAAAGCCGAGAAGCCTGAAGACCATGATCGTCTGAAGAAGATGGGTTATTCACATGAGAAGACTGAAGTAAAAGAAGAAGAAGTTGAACTTGATATGTTCAGCGAGTCATATAAGACTGGGCATAAGTCATACACTGATGCTGTCAATCACGCATTTGACCATCACGCTAAAAGCGGTCTAACATCTTCGCAAGATGACAAAGCACAGCACATTGGATTGGATTCCAAGCGTCCTGGTTCAGGT